ATATGAGACCCACCTCTAGAGTGCCTGACAAGGCCCCAGAACACGGTTTTCCAGACGCTGATCCTGAATCCCTCACTAACTGCTCTGATTTTATCCCAGTCTACTCGACTTCGGGGTACTTTAAACCACAGTTCCTTAGCCCTTTCGTACTTACCGCCCTCTTTATCACAAAGATACAGCTCCTCACACATCCAATGACTGCGGAAACCCGCATCTATGTTGTGGATAAGGCCGTCAATATACACCTGACAGTGCTGTACAGGGCTTCCGGACCAGCAGTATATCCATCGTAAAGAGCTGGGGTCTTTACATATAAAGAACTTTATACCAACATCTACCATTTCCTCTGTTCTATTATCCTCTTGTAAATTCTCGGGGTAGTCTCTATAGACCCGATTTAAGGGCTTTGGAAGTGGGTGTCTTCTTTGACTACGTGACTTAGGTCTGGAATCCATAGCTTAATCTCCTCCGTTTTCCTATTAAACTCCCCATCTCGGAGAATTCTAACACATATTGCTTGGGAAAGGGCGTATTCACAGGGATCCATCCGCTCAATTTCATCAATCCTCTTGTGTTCTGGTCGTGGATTCTCCCTGAAGAGCTCCCCAACCACACTATCCCACTCCTCACGAGGGGTATTCTCTAATAACTTCCTAGCTTTCTTTGGTCCCCAGTTCCATACACCGAAGATGTTATCTGTTAAATCTCCAGAAATCCACTGACAGTAGAGGTTAAGGTCGGCCTCTTCTTCAGAGATATAGTGGGGTTTATCGTCCTTATCAGGATTCCAATGCCATCCGGGACAGGACTTAAGGTCTTTGTCGATAGTGACGGCAGTAGCTAGGCCACGAGAGCACATCATGCCAAGGATATCGTCAGCCTCAATCCTATCACGTTCAATTATAGAGCATCTATCTTCTACAATCTCTCTAGCATAACTCAAGCACTCGGGCTCTGGTCTGCCAGCTCTATTAATTTTATACAAGGGAAAGTAATCTCTCCTGTAGTTATCGGCACGGTTACAGGAGAAGGCTACTACATATTTATCGTGTCCATCACTCCAGTTGTCGATATCTAGGTGGAGCCTAGGCTCCAGCATATCGATGCCCTCCCCATCTGCCCACCAAGCTGCTCGGTGGATAAGTATGTCTCCGTCTAATACGGCTAAGTTAGGTTTCTTCATCATCTTCATCCTCATCTTCAAAACTTATCATAAAGTCTATATCTATTCTCGGAGTTCCGCCCCTGTCCATTCGATCTTCAAGTGCATCGAGTTGTTCTGGGGTGAAATCCTTCCCTGTTAACTTCTTTAAAATATATTCCAGAACCTCTGTTGGGTCCGGGATTTTTCCTGCTTTTTTAGCTACGCAAAGAGGACACTCACAGTTATCTGTGAGGCAGTCACCGAAGTTAGGTTGGTGAACACTTAACCATGTCTGAATCCTATGTCGAACCAACTCCTCAAGGTCTTTCTTCTTTCCATCGTTAATGATGAAGACATCAAAGACCTCATCGAAGTGTGATTCGAATCCGGTTGAGTCAATAATGCGACTCATGTGCTCGGACTCGTGTTCTCTCCACTCTGCTTTCCGATTTGGTAGTTTGTCACCTCTTGTAACAAAGACCAGCACAGCGTCGATGGCCTTCCCAAACTTACATTCGTTGGGGTATCGACAGTCATCAAAGATTACAACTCTTTCCCAGTGCTTGCGATTATTCAAGATGTCAGTAGATTCTTCCTTAGAAATCTCAGACAATCTCTCTGCCGCTTTTCTAATAAAGAACTCAGCATCCTCTGCCCGCTTCATCTTACCGAAGTCTTGACAGAACCTGCGAAACGAATCGTGGTTTTCTTCTTTATCAAGGCCCGCACTTGCAGCCTCTACTTTGATAGGTGCAGCGAAGTTATCTATAACAGGAATATATCCTCGTTTAAATACTTCTTCTGCGACGAGGGAAGCCAGAAAGGATTTACCTGACCTAGCTTGACCCGTTAAAATTATTACTTGCATAGTAACCTCACTCGTATATAATGGAAAGACCTAGGGCTGTTGCCAATGCGTGTTCTGCCCTAGCTCCAAGGCTGTGTTCCCAGCCGAAGAGCATGTAGATAACAGAACACTTACAAACATCTTGACAATCTCTTGACAGACACTCCCTAAGCTTCTCCTTATAGTTTTCTTTAGTAACCCCTGCTTCTAGGTCATAGTTAACAGGATTAACAACGTCATAAATTCCTTTTCTTTCCAACCTTCGCTCGGCTTTGAGGAAAGAATCACGATTAAAGTTATCGCAACCTCGCATAGGACCTGCGATATAGATTTTTAGTTTAGTCATTAGTGACACTCGCTCCAATTCTTACCAATCTTATACTCACCATCCATAGGCATACGGCACTTAAGCCTTTCACCTGATTCAATGATAGAAGTTACACCCAGCTGACCTACTTGATCAGCACAATCGGGCGTGCATTCTAGCTGCCATTCATCGTGAACAGTAGCCATAAACTTAGCTTTGTCGGTAAGTTCATTTTGTTTAATCTTTTCACTAAGAATACATTGAGCAAGTTTCATAACGATAGCACCATCTCCCTGAAGTTGGGTGTTTAGTGCCTTGTGGGCGGATCGCACGGGAACAGACCTACCATCAAGAAGAGTAACAGACTTGCGGATATCCGCAGATACCCTAGCTCTGTCCATTACCTTCTTCAGGGCGGGTAGTCCTTTAAGAAACGTTTTCTTAAGGCGTGATCCTGCTGTTTCGCCTCGGCCTACAATCTCACCAATCTTCTTATTGCCAGCACCATAGATGAAGCCGTAGAAGAAGGTCTTTGCTTGGTCGCGGGTGTCCAGCCCAGCCGCCTCTTGGTTAGTGGTATGGATGTCACCGTTTAAGACCACATCTGCATAAGCACCACCGTCAAACTCAGCCATACGGCTAGCTAACAACCTTGCTTCCAATCCAGACGCATCAATACCAACCTCAACCCACCCATCACGGGGGATAAACAAAGCTCGTGCTCTAGGATCACCCGATACCTGTTGAAGATTGGGCTGGGATGCAGTCATACGTCCAGTCACAGTACCTTGGGGGTTCAAACCCCCGTGTATACGTCCATCCCTACTATGGGAGGCCCTTGTTACCCAATCAGATACTTGACTTATTAACTTTGTTGTATCAAAATACGTACAAAGTTCCTTTGCTTCGGGAAAGTCAAGGGATTTCAGTACAGTGGTATCAATATTGTAGTTACCTTTGTCTGTTAGGGGAGGGGACCATCCATACTTATTGTTTAGTCTATCACCAATCTGCTGGCGGGAGCCGGGATTAAATACTTCTACTTTATCCTTCAATCTCTTACCAGTCTTATCAGATATGCGGACATGGACTTTATCAGGAAAGATTTCCCTCATGCTATCTTCAACGCTTGCCTTCTCATACATGAGTTCCCGCTCAAGTTGTTGGGCAGCTGATAGGTCAAATCCAAATCCATTCTCAATTTGATCAGCGATTATCCTAGTAACCATGTGCTCAAGACGAACAGGCTTTTCATTCTTCTGAAGAAACTCCAGTTGATATCTAAACACCTTTTCGGTTACATGGACATCTTGAATACAGTAGTCTTCCATCTCTTGGCTCCACTTTTCCCAACCACCTGTGTAGTCAGACTTAGCTTCGCCCAGATAATCACCCCACGCCTTGAGGGAGTTTCCTCCAAGTGGGTGGTTTGATTTATCGGGGAACATCATCCTCGATATAATGAGCGTATCGAAGACCTTAGTTGGAATGTAATAAGCATTCCGCTGAAGAATAGGAATGTCGTACAAAATAACATTATGCCCGATGATAAGATCAGCGTTGCATAAACTACGTATACCATCCATAATATGATCTTCTCTATACACAGCAACGGAGCCTGTATCAATATCTTTTGTAACCATGACATGAATACAGTCAGCCTCTGTATGAGGGTTTCCTTTACGATCAAGTACCAGTTCATTTAATCCATTCGCCTCCAAATCAAATATTAGTCTCGACATGCGGACCTCCAAACGTAATGTTACCATCGGGATCAACCACAAACTCAACCTCATACATACGTCCACTAAGCTGGTCATACCGAAGAGCCGTAGCTACTCCAACATTACCAGTGAATCTATTCTTCAGTACACGAATGATAGAGGTGTGAGCAATCTCAGGATCGGGGGATTGTCGGTCTCTCTCAAGGGCCACAACAAGATTAGGAACAGAGGCTAAAGAACCAGAACCTCTTAAGTCCTGTAGTCCAATGCGTCCACCCTCTTCGTACTGTCTGCCTTGAGTCTTTCTCAACTGAGAAATAACATCTATATGAACGCCTGTTCTTTCGACTAGTTGTCGAAGGCTTTTCATAAGATCGTCAATGACCAACCTTTCGCCGCCGTACTTATCCTGATTATAGGAATCCATCATAGCGATTACTGCTGCTGTAATGTGGTCAAGGATAATAACCTTGCATCCCAAAGATACAGCCATGTATTCAATACGTGATAATAGATTCTTGTAGTTATGACAGCCGTGGCTATCGTAGATGAATAAGTCAGTATCGGAAATTTCTTTCCGTGCTGCTTGGTACTCATCCTCTGAGAGTTCTGCAAAGCCAGCAGATAAACAACTCTTTTTACCTAACTGCTTACGAAGGTTATCGAGGGCGGTCATAGCTTTAATCTTTCTGATTGGTTTGTTAATCCTTAAGGAGATTAAGTCATCCAGTGTTTCTTCTGGTGCTTCCTCAAGCATAAGCATACCAACAGTTCTATTATGTTCTAGGTGGTGGTTGACCAGTTCTCTAACAAGGGTTGACTTGCCTGAGCCTGTACCACTCGTCCACATAACAATCTCACCACCACGTTGGCCAATGAGAAACTCTGTCAACTGAGAGAATGGGTAGTCCCAAACCTCGTGTGCGTTGGAGGGGTTGATTGTCCCCCTGATTTCAGAGGCGTGTAAGATGCCATCTGGTTTATAAATCTGAGCTTCCCAGAATGCCTTGACGAGAGAAGCCCCATCATTATTCATAAGACATTCATTAGGATCTTTATAGGGAAGACCCTTAACAATCTTAACCTTACCGGGAGGTAGAATCTCAGCACACTTATTAGCGGCATCGATTCCAGCATCGTCTGAATCAAACATAAGAATAACCTCATCATAAGCGTTGAGGAATTCATAGTTATCTCTAAATGCTTTAGCTCCAGATGCTACTCCATTGGGCAAGCTCACTACGGGGTACTTCTTATTCAAACTCTGGGACATAGTAAGACAAT